CCGTACTATGCACTTTGCTTCATCGCGAAGATTTGACGGGATCGAACCATGGCAACGCAAAACAAAGGTCTCGTTCAGCCCGTTCTGGGTTCCATAAATTGGGGCACCCCCCTAAACGACGATTTCGGCGACATCGATCTAGCTTTCGGCAGCACTTCCACCATAAGCGTTACCGGTGCCACCGCTACACCGATCCTGCTGTCCGTGACGCAATACCGCAACATGATCATCAAGTTCGACGGTGTCTTGACGGCGAACGTGACCTACCAGCTTCCAGCGGGTGTTGGTGGCCAATGGGTGATGCAGAACTCCACCACCGGCTCCTTCACCATCACACTTGCATCTCTGGGGGGTGGAACGTCAAAGAACCTCGATCTGGGCTTCTCTGACATCGTCTGTGATGGAACGGACTGCGCTGGCAACTTTGGAAGTCTCCCGTCTGGCGCTATCCTGATCTGGTCCGGGTCAGTGGCCACTATCCCGTCAGGATGGCTTCTCTGCAACGGGCTGAACGGGACGCCAGACCTGCGTGACCGTTTCGTGGCTGGCGCTGGGTCGACCTATGCCGTCAACGACACGGGTGGCGTCACCGCAGTCACTCTGACACAGGCGGGCATGCCTGCCCATACCCACACATTTAGCGGGACTGTCAGTTCAGCAGGAAGCCATGTCCACACGATAAGCGATCCCTTCCACGTTCACAGTTACTCACAGCCGTCCGGTTCCGGAGCCGCGCCATTTGGCGCAGTTGGAGATGCGATTATACTGGCCGGAACTAGCGCATCATTCACTGGAGTAACCCTGCAATCAGCGGGGTCACACTCTCACACCTACACAGGGGTAACATCGTCCTTTGGCGGCGGTGGGAGCCATGACAACATGCCGCCATATCTTGCGCTTTGCTACATCATGAAGGTCTGAGGGGCATCCGATGGTAACCACCAATAAGGGCCTGAACCAACCGGTCGTCGGCAGCAGTGGATGGGGAACCCCGCTGAACGACAACTTTGGGTACATCGACGGCGCTTTCGGAGGCGTCACGACAATCAACGTGACGGGCGTGACGGCGACGCCCGTTGTCCTTTCTTTGGCCCAGTACCGCAACCTGATCATCAAGTTCACTGGAACCTTGACGGCAAACGTGACCTATCAGCTGCCGTCCGGAGTGGGTGGAAGGTGGGTTCTTCGGAATACAGCCACCGGAGCTTTCACCATCACCTTTGCGTCTCTGGGGGGCGGAACAAGCGTCGTCTCAGCGCCCGGATACATCAATTCGGCATCTGATGGCATCAACTGCATAGGAAACTTCGACGCAGTTCTTCCCGGTTTCATCTCGATGTGGTCTGGCTCCATCGGTGCGATACCAGCCGGGTGGCTTTTGTGCGACGGCACCAATGGAACTCCCGATCTGCGCGACCGCTTCGTGGTTGGCGCGGGGTCAACCTATGCTGTGAATGCCACAGGTGGTGAGGCTACGGTCACCCTGACACAGGCTCAAACCCCAGTTCACACTCACACATATGGTCCGAGCAACGTTGTGAGCGGCGGAAGCCACACACATGGAGTAAACGATCCCGGTCACGCTCACATTTACCAGATAAACAACACTGGCGGTGGCGCTATCGGGGGTGGTGTCGGCTCATCCAGAGCAAGTGCTTCAACAAGCGTTCAGGCAACTGGGCTTTACTTGTCTGCAGCCGGTGTTCACACGCACACCTTCGGGCCGGGTGACACAACATCCGTTGGGACGGGTGGAAGCCACGAAAACAGACCACCGTACTTCGCCCTTTGCTACATCAGGAAGGCATAAAACATGATCCAGTACATCGATATCTCCACCTCTGGTGAAGTTCAGGTCGCATCTGGCAGGGACAATCAGTACGTGTTCGAACTGTCAGACCCGGACATCCCGGTGGACATCAAGTACCTCCTCGACACCCTCCTGAACGTCGAGCCACAGGCTGGGCTTGTGGCTGTCCACCTTGAGCGCGGGAACGGCAGGGAGTTCACCACCGCCACGTACTCTGGTGGCGTGGTTGTGGGCTCTGATGGCGTCAGCGGTCAGTTCGACGTGATCATGGCAAACCTGCAGCGCCTCGCCGTTGCGATCAATCAGGTGCCCCTGCCAGCGCCGCCGCCCAGAATTCCGAACTTGTCGTTCGCTCAGCTTCTGATCGGCCTTGTCACAGAGGGCTGGATCACGGAGGCGGAGGGCGGTGCTTGGCTGGTCGGCACGCTGCCGGACGTCGTCCTTCTGGTGATCTCCACACTGCCGCAGGATCAGCAGTTCGCAGCGAAGGCGCGGGCCATCCGGCCATCTGAGATTGTCAGGGATGACCCACTTGTGTCCATGCTGGCGACAGCTGAAGGCAAGACGTCAGAAGAGATCGACGACTTCTTCGTCACGTACTCTGTGATGTGATCTCCACCACCAGAAGGGAACCCACCGGCCTGAGGCTGATTTCGTGGGTTCCCATTGGGATCATCGGCACGATCTCCTTGGGCACGTTCAGCCGTCTGGTCGACGCCCGCCTGCTGGTCTTCCTGACCTTGAAGTGGCCACCCTCAGGCTGGAGCTTGATGCCGATCTGGCCCTCTTTTCCCATGTAGATTGTCGCGGTCGTGTCGGTGGGGGCGACGCTCTCCGGAAAGATGATGTACGCGATCATCGGGTTCTTTTCGTTTCTGGACATGTACGGGGTGGACCGCTTCTTGTGCCGGGGAGATTTCATTTCTCTTTGTCCATCTTGATCTTGCCGATGTGGGCGACGTTCAGGGCGACCATGCCAGCGCTAAAATAGTTCCCGGCGTTGTCCCGGTAGAACTCCTCGACAGTGAAGAACTCGTCGTCCCCCACGGAAAGGAGAAACTCCGCCACAGACTTGGCAGGGTTTTCGCAGATCACTTGGTGGATGGGGGAACCGCTTCGCGTTGGCATGTTCATGGTAATCAGAAAACGGTTCATCTGTTCTTCCTGAGTTCGTGAATGCGCCGGGCTTCCATCTCGATATACGGCCTGATCAGGGCCGGAACTCTGCTGAGAGCTTTCTTCCGCGCTTCAAGACCTTTTATGGCAAGGATCGATACAGCGCCATCGAATATGTATTTTCGGCAGGCGGACTGAATGCCCTCGTCTTCGTCCTCCATGCGGACCTTGCCACGTAGGATGCGCTCAATGCGCTTGCTGGGGCGGGTTTCGTCAGTCCACATGGCTAAGATAATCATGGAAGGCCTTCCACGCCTCGTCCACGCCCAGCGCGATGCATGTGAAGCAGCCTTCGGCCTTAGCCGCCCTGAGGTACTTCAGCTGGTCTTCGGATATGCTGGATGCGGTGTGGTCCCGGCGCTTCAACTCGCAGACGAACGCAGGGCTGCCGGGGATGACGATGTCTGGGGCACCGGTGGTCATGCCCTCAGACTTCTCCTTGGCGGCCTGCAGCATCGTCCTGATGCCCTCGTTGCGGGGGTGCAGGGCCAGAACCCCGAACGTGTCCGGATAGGTGCGGCGCAGGCGGGCAAAGAACGTCACCTGTTCCGCAGCTTCTTTCGGACACGACCCCCGGTAGGTGAGGTCGCCGTAGATCATGATGTCATCTGGGAGCTTCATCTGCAGCCTTATTGTAATTCAGGACGCGGTAGAAACCGCTCTCGCCGTCCTTTTGATACGTAATCGTCATCGGTGCTTTGCCACCCAAGGCGTCCAGCGCGGCGCGATCTGCCTTTGCCTTTGACCACTCGGGGAACTTCATAACCCAGAATGAAAATGACCGATATGGGGTGACCACGTCAACCCTATCCATGGGCTTTCCGCTGCGGGAGACCTGAGGCATCTTTTTCCACTGCAGAACCTCGTCAGTCTGCCGCTGGGTGGGATCGCGCTTCAGGGCTTTGAAGTCGATCCGGAGCTTCTCGTTGGGGTCGACGATCTCGCCCTTGCAGGAGGAGCAGTACCGGGCGGCGATGTCGTTGGGCTCAGAGCAGTGCGGGCACTCCTTGAACGTCCACCGGTAGGTGCACTGGTGGAGATCGCCAGCTACCGTCTCCATGGCCCGGCACCGGCGTCCAAAGTGGGCGGGCATCGAACCCCACTCGGTCTCGATGGGAATGCCGTCCAGATCGACGAAGTACCCGTTGGCGTCGATCTCGTACTCCTCCTTGTTGGGGCGCGCGGAGAACGTGTTCTCGGTGGAGCACTGGGGGCACACGCACGTGACCTCGCCAGAGCCATCGCTGCCGGTGGAGACCTTGATCTCGGGCCCGAAGATGTCCTGATCCGGGCAGTGGCGCTCGATGTTCTCGGCATAGTCCAGAACGAGGCAGTCTTTCTTGCCACTGTCGACCCGAAGGCCGCGACCGATGATCTGCTGCAGCAGGCCGACGCTTTCGGTGGCCCGCAGGAGCGCGATCACGTCAACGTGAGGGGCGTCGAACCCCGTGGTCAAGACGGAGACGTTCACCAGATACTTGATCTTCCGGGCCTTGAACTTCTTCAGGATGGCGTCGCGCTCAGCCTTCGGCGTCTTGCCGGTCACGATGGCGGACAGCCCCGGCGGAAGGCTTGCCATGCACTCGTGTGCGTGGCGCACGGTGGCAGCGAAGATCATGACGCCCTGACGGTCAGCAGACTGGGCAACGACGTCAGCGATGATGGCTGAGGTCTTCCTGCCGTGCCCGTGGTACGCCTGATCCACCGCCTGCGCGTCGAACTGGCCACGGCTGTTGACCTGCATGTTCAGTGTTTCGTACGATTGAGCGTTAATCTTCCCGACGATGGGCTGGGTCAAGTATCCAGCCTCGATCAGTTCATAGGCCCGGATGCGGTCGACGCAGGCGGCGAAGTACGGCTCTCTGGTCTGGCTTTCGGAGACCGGCTTGCCGTCTGGCCATAGGCCGAAGATGTAGCCCGTCTTCATGCGGTACGGCGTGGCGGACAGGCCGATCACCCGCAGGTTGGGGTTCGCTTCCCGCATGACCTCGATGATGGACTGAACCGTGGGCGTGATCCCGTGGCACTCGTCGATCACGACGGCGGCGAACTCCTTGCCAAAGCGGCTGATCGAGTTCTTGACGGTGCCGGGCGTGCCAAATACCACCGGGTGGCGCAGGCTCTTCTGGCCAGCGCTGGCGCTGAAGATCGAGCACTTGGCACCGGTGGCCCGGTACTTCTCGCTGTTCTGGGTGACCAGTTCTGCGGACGGCGCGAGGCACAGGACGTGCTTGCCGTTGGACACGCGGTGGATCGTAGATGCCACGCTCTCGATGATGTGGCTCTTCCCGGCTCCCGTGGCCGCCTCGATGCAGCACGGGGACCGGTTGCGGGAAATCCAAGCTATGATGCTGTCATGCGACTGCTGCTGGTATGGTCTCAGGGTCATGTTTGATCACCGTAAATTTTTCAATCGGGAACAGGGCGACGTCATCCTTGTCATTCACATCCCTCACGACGTTGAGGCGCATGTTCTTGACCTTTAGGCTGAAGGCTTTGTCCCACCTCACCTCTAAATACAACAAAGCGTTTGTCAGTTCTACAACAAAGTAAAAGTTGACCATCAATTTCTTTGACATGAACCGGGCGACCTTGACCTTCGACACGTCGAGCATGACGCCTCCCAGTTCGGCCATGCGTTCGTAACTGTACTTGCCCTTCCTGACCTTGCACTCTCCGATGCCACAGATGACGCCATCCCGGTACATCATGTAGTCTATCGATGAACCCTTCTGGGTCGTCAGAACGGTGAACCCCAGTTCGGCTTCCAAGATGTCCGCGATCCGGCGCTCGTTCCTTCCGTCCTCTTCACTCTGGTACATCATCACCACTTGCCAGCGATGGCTTCGCTGACGCGACCGGGGTTCACCTTGAAAATATCAGCAATCATTTGCGCTGACATCTCCGGATTGGCCCCATTAAGGACGCGGATCGCGTTTGCCGTATCACTGTCCATCCGCTCAGAAGAGACGGGGGATTTGCGCTTGGTGTGTGTCCGGCGCATCAGTTTTTCGACTATGTGGTCGATGGCCACAGCAGCGCGCGGCTCCCGATCCCTGATGCTGTCAGCCACGAGAAGAAGCATTTGTCTGGCAGTGATGATGTCGCTCATTTCCTGATAATTCCTCTAAGTGCGGCGGCGTATTGATCGCCGGGGTGAGAAAAGCCCGCAATTTTTATAGCTGGCTTCACGACTGGATTGTTTTCGTCGTACGCTATCACGTTGTCCTCGCAGAACTTGGCGCAGTACTCGACGGTTTCACGGCGGACCCTTTCGAGCTTCCGCCGCAACTCCAGATTGATGGCGGTCTGCCGAGCAAGCTCGTCCTTCACTTCAGCGTCCAGAAGGTGGTGGGCTTGCCGCGCCACGGTTCAAGGTTCGCACCGGGTGCCAGAACTTGGATGGCCTTGGCATAGGACACCGATCCAGCGCGCTCCGTCTTGGTCAGGCGCTTGCCGCCGAAGGATGCGTTGCGCCCCTTCGCCATCTCCACCATGGCCTCAAGAAGCTCCTTCTTGCGCTCCTCAGCCTTCGCGATGGCATCGAGGACGTCGGTGTATTCGGCCACCATCTGCAGCGCTCTGGGGGTGTCAACGATGACCAGAGGGTCGTTCAGGTATTCGTCCGGTTCATCGCATGCCGCAAGGAACTCCATGTAGAACTCCCGAAGCTTCGGCATGATCTTGGAGATGTACCATTCGTCATATTCGACGACAGACAGGCTGTCCCCCCGTGGTGTCCATTGCCAGAAATAGCACTTCGACCGGTTGGTGCAGAACATCTGGACCTGCATCTGGGCGTAGTAATGCTCCTGATCCTCGATTTTCTTGAACGGCACCGGCGCTTCCTTGTCCCGAAGGCCAAAAGGGCACTTGATCTCGACCAGATAGTCGTCACCGACGTACCCGTCCGGGCTTGCGCCAAGCCAGTCCATCGCAGGGTGTACGACAAAAGTCGCACTGGTGACAGGCAGGCCGATCTTGACCTCAAGGTCTTCGCGGGCCTCGTTTTCGTGGGTGATGCCCCACTGGGTGGCGATGTTGCCGTTCCACTCGCTGGGAGCCTTGTGGTACTGGCGGACCATCCGACGCATGATGGTCTTTCGGTCGGCGTTCGGATCGACGCCCAGTATCGCCCCGACGGCGGAAGCTGTGACGCGTCCCTTCCGGGCGCTGAACCACTGTTCGCTGCGCTGTTCCATCAGAAAAAGGTCTCCGTGCTACGCGCGCAGCTGCTCATGAGCGCCACGCAGATCACAATCGTCAGGCAGATGATCGCCGTCGTCTTCAAGTTTTCGCTCATCGTAATTCTCATAATGAAGGGTGATGGAGAGGGGCGTACCCCTCTCCGGTTTTCAGCGGTTCCAGAGCCACATGGCCGCAGAGCCGCAGACCAGTCCGATGGTGAACGGCAGGACCGCCTTCGCCACCAGAAAGACCATCAGGATCAGAAGGATTGCGACCCCCGACCAGATAGCGATCTTCTGAAGCTCAGGCATCAAGGAAGGCCCGCAGGTTCAGGCCAAGTGTGTTGGCGACCTTCTGCAGGACTGCCAGTTCTTGGGGTTCCATCTCGCCATCAGCGCGGGAGATGTCGACGGCAACGGCGAGGATCAGTTCAAGGTCGTCGGACGTCGACTTGGCCTTGGCTTGCTCGATCTCCTTCATCAGGCCGATCCGCCCCATGGTGCCTTTGGCGCGCGAGAAAATCTTGCTGGCCGTGGCTTCGATCTCGGACTGCTTGAACGCGGTCGAGAGGGTGGGGTGGTTCACCAGCGCTTCCTGCGTGGCCACCAGTTCGCTGTCTTCGATCTCACCATCGGCAGCCGCGACAAGGGCGCATGCGGCACAGGTGGCTTCCAGAAGATCGGTCCGACCGGAGAGGCGCTTCGCCCCGCCGCCAAGCTTTTCCTTCAGCATACCAAACATAATCTTCTCCATTGTTCGGGTTCATGTTTCAGTTGGCAGTGGCGCGTACGCCACCACCGTTCTCTATCCCATTGACTTAAAAGGGAATTTCGTCGTCCAGAGCACCGGCGACTGCGCGGGAGCTTCCCGACACGCGACGCTCAAGCTCAGCCTGACCCTTCGCGATCTCCTCAGCCGAAGACTGGGGTGCGCTCTTGGGGGCAACAGCGCCGATCCAGTTGCCGCGCGCCATTTCGCCGGTCATGCGGTCCCGCATCTCCCAGACCATGACCTTGGTCACCATCGGCTTTTGGGTAAGGCAGGCGGTCAGGCTCTCGTCGGTCGGCATCACGCCCTTGGCCAGCAGCTTGCCGCCGCAGTTGGTGTCGATGGCACCGAGCATCTTCTTGGCCTTGTCGCGCTTGGCTGCAACCTTGTCAGCCTTGGCACGGGGATCGGCGTCGAGCACCCAGAGCTTCTGGAACACCTTGCGACCCTTGTAGTCGTCCGGGGCCAGAACGTTCCAACGCAGCGAGATGAAACGGTCGCCGTTTTCGTTCTTGTCCCACTTGGCTTCGTCGATGGCGGCCAGAACAGACGTTTCGCCGGGGATTGGCAGGAGGTTTCCACCACCCGCATCGAACTCACCAGTGCCTGCGGTTTCCTTGACGTCTTCACCGTCGGACAGGTTCCAAAAATCGCTCATTTCGCAGCTTCCTTCTTCGCAGGCTTGTTGATGTAGGGGCCGAAGGGGTTCACACCCATCTTGACCTCAAGTGGCTCATTGATGCCGAAACGGTTCTTCGAAACGTTTGCAGCCATGGCGTGGACAACAAGCTGACGCGTGCCGTCCGAGATCGCCTTTTTCAG